ACCAGTCGCTTTTGAGACGCTTGTCGCGTATTTGTCCATTCTTTTGATTGTCATATCAGTTGATGCCGATATACCATTCATATTTTCGAGCATGAATCGAAGCTGAATGTCTGCCTTGCGCGATTCCGCACCCATATTGGCTAAGGCTGGAATTGCTCGAGATAATGACGCGACGAGACCGATAAGTGCAGCTGCACCCATCTGGAAACCACGAGACGCAACTTTACCGAAGGTCATTGTGTCGCTGCCAGCACGCTGAAGGCCCGACGTCCACTTGCGCGTCTGTGCAACAAGGGTCACGATCATATTGCCGGATGCCATTGTCTAGCCTTTCTGTTCCAATAATTCGGTTAGGGTCTCCAGTTCATAAGTACTGAATTCTTTGAGCACGCTTGGGGCTAGGCCTGTTGCGAGCACGAGCGGCATGATGCGTTCCGCTTGACCCTTCTTTATTTTTTTAGTGGTGTGTCTTCGAAGATTGCGGTGAGTTCGTCCGGCGTCATGTTCCGGGCATCCTCGATTGTAAAGTCTGGGTTTGATTTGCGCTTCAACACCCAGACGAGTGCGGTCCGTAGTTTTGATACTCCGGGCTTATCTTCTCCGATGTCCGAGAATGATAGGCCTGCATAATTCTCAATGTCCTCGATGTCGCCGAGGGTCAGGGTATCGATGTCCATTCTTTTCTCCTAGCTGTTGAGTTTGTATTCGTAACCTTCGGTCTGAAGGTATCGACGTAGCAATGAATTCCACAATGCCACGACGTTAGGTTTTGATGCTTCGCGAGCACGCTTTAAGTATTTGTTTCCGTTACCCGATCTGATGCTCTCGTACCGGATGCCTTCAAATGGTGGACCGTTCTTGCTCCGCTTAATTGTGTATCGACCAAATGGATAATAACGACCAAATGAAACTGACTTACCGTAGGGCGTATTAGCGACAACTACGCCACCAATCATGGTGCTCTTTGAGCCGTATTTATTTGTTACCCGGGCTGAAGCGCGACCTTCGACCTTCATTGCCAATCGACCGGATTTGATTGGCGCAAGACGTCGACCTTCCATTGCCACAATGTTTGCACCCATCTTCATCCATTTGTTGTAGGTCTTATAGTCGCGGGCCATGTGAATCATAAACTTGCGAACATTAGCGACGCCAGTCACCTGAACATAACCTTTTGCTTGCAATTTTGCAGTCGACCTAATTCCGAATCCGACGTTCACAGAGTCAGATCCGCCGGAAACGGAATAGGTAGGCATTGGCTAGGCCGATGTTGCGTAGAACGGTTCACCGATGATATCCATACGGACACCTTCGAATGAGAACGTGCCATCGGCCGACGCCTGGCCGCCGATAGTGAACGATCCGCGCATGGGGATTCGCACAGTCGAGACGCTCACAGCACTACCGTTTAGCGAACGGAAGTGTGGCTTTGTGGAAGTCGCCGTGGTGTTGCCGTGAGGTGCGTAAACATAGGCAACCTCTGTCCCTGCTGCGTCCCACATTGCCTTCCAGAAGGAAGCCGTGTCGGTCGACTGGACACCGGAAACGGTAAAGTACCAGTCCGGCACTCCACCCGCTGCGGCATCCGCGAAGGTCTGGGCGTCCGTCGATGCTGGCTCGGACTGCAACTCGACTGAAGACAAGTCTGCCCAATAGTCGACACCCGCGATTGTGAATTTGAGCGCATTGGCTTTGATTCGTGTTGAAGTAGGCATGATGCCCCTTTCTTATTGTCTTGTGATTTGGTAGATAGCAGCATCGACGCCGAGGAAGGCTGATGCGTTTTCGCCGAATTGTTCCGGTGCTCCGATGCCGGCCATATAGAAACCGGGAGTGTCGTCGACAGCTTCAATTACCTTCTCGACGTAGCCGTCCATCGTCACAGTTGCGTTTTGATTGGTCAGTGCTTGCGCAAAGATGCGGACGCTGAAACCGATACGGTACTCACCATAGTTTTCGCCTGGCTGAATCCAATCGCCGAGCGGGAAGAGCACTGCGCATGGTGGCGTTATGTTTGGTGGGACAGTTTCAAAGACGCGGAATCCGGCCGTCGTGAGAAGGCTTTTGAGAGACGCGCGAGCTTCGGTTATCAATGTCCGAACCCGAGGTTTCCCTTTTCAATGTTTACGAACGGAGCAAGGAGATCGTAAGCCCGCACCATGCTGTCCCTGGCAATTCTCATTGGGGCCTGGTCAAAGGATGCGAATTGAGCAATCCCGCCCGGTGCTGATCGACGGTTATAGAGCTCTGCTCCACATTCCATAATTGCTCGGGTACGAATGCCCGCCGGGACAGTAGTGACTGTTCCAATGAAACGGTCAACTAAAGACACAGCCGGTGTGTAACAGTGGTTTTGGATGAATTCTTCATCTACTCCACCGATTACTGCACCGACGTATGTCGTTAGGTTGTCCCAGGCGGCCATTCGATTTAGTCCCTACGCTTACGCTGTGCGGTTGAGCGGAACGATAAGCGACGGATATTCATCCGCCGTGGCCACGAACGAGCTCAAGGAGTACGCGTTGGAGAGGTTGATTGCGTTGTCCGATTCGAGGCGAAGAGCTGCCGAGGTGTATTGACGAAGAGCGGCCGAGTTGACGAACGCACACTGGGTCTTGTTGACGTTGAGCTGCGAGACTGCAACGACGCGGATGCCAGCAAACGATCCACCGAGTCCGGTAGGCGAGATGGTTCCGACGTTGTTGTTTCCCGAGCCATCGACGAGGAGAACCGGTCGACCGTCTGAACCCTGGAGAGCCATCATCTCTTTGAACGTGGCCATGTCGACTACGAGCGTTTCAATGGGCAGACCGGTTGCCGCGAAGAGCACAGCAGCGTCGGCGATAGCGGCGAGGAAGTCCGAGTAAGTTGCCGAGGCAGCCTTGACGTCGACCTTGATACCTGCGCCCTTACGAGCTGCGACAGTTGCCTGGTACTGAGCAATCAATTCGGCGTTGAGTTTGTTACCGAGAGCGATTGCCTGGCCACGAAGAACGGTGTCGAGGTATGACACGCTGCTGCGCAAAATCGCCTGAAGTGAGATTTGCGCAAAATTGCCAAGCGTTTTTACAGCGACGTTCTTGGTCTCGAGCTGAACCTCGTAGTATCCGAGGTCATCGCCTTCGGCGGCTTGTGCGGCCGTACCGTCCGTGATGCCCTTGAGCTGTGCAAAGTTGATGGTCATGCCAGTTGGCGGGGTGACACCAGTCGAGAACACTGCGCGAAGCGGTGCGGCGTTTTCAACGATGCGAGTCAGGTCGCGGTCGATGGGCGTCGTAACGCTGTCACCTGTGTTAGCCCCGGAGTAGGCCCTGACAGAAACTTCATCACCAGCTGCGAGAGCCTTCATGAATTCGCCGGCACTGCGCGTGTCGATGGTTGCAACCTCGGTCGAGGTGATTCCAGCAACCTCGCGCTCGAGGTACTGGATTGCTTCGCGGACCTCGGAGAGATCGGAAGCGTTGATTGTGGTTTCTTCCACAGTTTGCTCCTTAGAGATTTCCGAGTCCGGAGTTTCCGGTTCGGTTTGTTCGTCACGGACATCCGTGACAATCGCGCCTGAATAGGCCGCGAAACTTACAACGCTGATTTCTTTGACAAGTGCGTCACGAACTTCAGTCACACCGTCGACGACTGCGCTGTCGCGCATGATGAATCCGACGGACAACGAGAGCACACCGTCATTTGCGAGAGTTGCGGCGTCGCGTCCTCGAACAGTGTCAGAGATAAATGAATCGAAGTAGAATCCGTCCGAGCGTTCTTCGCCGGCCGTAATCTTCCCGATTGGTTCGTTGCGGTCGTGCTGCCACAACAGAAGAGCGTTCTCATCGAGTTTGACCGAGCCCGGAGCGAATCGCTCGTTGTAGGACGGTGACACCTCGCCGTAGGGGACAGCGATACCGGATAATTGTCGGGTTGAAGTGTCATATCGCAGCTCAACGAGCGATTCGCGGGTTTGTAGTGTTTCCATTTAGATTGCTCCATTCGGCGCAAGGCCTTCGATGTTTCTCACCTCATCCTTTGACAGCCATCCGGATGTCGGGTCGAGTGCGATCTGGTGTGCCTGATAGCGGGTGAGCGTGTCAGAGCGGAGAAGAGCGTCGATGTTCATCTTCGCTACGTTTGTAAGACGGCCAGGGAGAAGATTCGTCATTGCCTCTTCAATCTCGACGTAGTAAGACGCAAGTGTGAATCGAGTGAATGAGATTAGCTCTTGCTCAATATTCGAATACGTCATACTGCCGCCCTGCAATGCCGTCGCCATAAGGTTGACGGGAATGCCATACAACCTCGAAATCTGCTCGACGCCGAAAGACTGGGTTTCTAGAAACTGGGCATCTTTTGGCGAGAGGTAAGTGCTCTGGAAGCTGAGCCCATTACCGAGGACAGCTGTTTTACCCGAGCCCAGAGCGTTCCATGCGTCGGCCGCGCGTTGCGCGTCTGCACCGTCGAGCATCTGATCGGTCTTGAGAATTCCTGCAGGTGTGCCACCAGCTGCGAACCATTCCGAAACATAGTCTCGAGTCGACGTGATTGCCAGCAATTCCTTCTGGGCACTTTGAATCGGCCCGAGCCCATAAAGATTACCGGGGACTCTAAGTAAACTGAGAGGTTGTATGTCTGCGATTGACAGTTTTTGAGTACCCCGATAAACATAGCCAAGCAGGTTTCCGTAATCGTCGGACTGAATCATGACGTCGAACGGATTAAGACATTCGAGCTTTACAACATCGTTGCGTGCTCCCTGGCGGTATACGCGCCAGAAGGCGTTTCCGGAGAGAGCCATTGAGTTGACGGTTTGCTCGAGGAATGCGGCCCGGGTCTGTTTAGGGTCAGGTTGTCGAATCCAGATAGGTGTTGAAGACAGCTCAACGCCATCGCGGTAAACGTGAATTGAGAGTTGTTTGATTGCGGTTGAGAGAATTGAGACTGCGCGGAACACTGCGGCCAGCGAGAGAGCGTCGGATGTGCTGATGCCGGACGCTGCGGATCGTGGTGGTGGCACAACAGTACCTGTTGAGCGGTTGTTTAGACCCGCGACTGTGTTCCGGCTGGAATTTGTAAGACCTACGGCCGGAATGTTGAGGAAATCGAGGAATCCCATTACCTAAACACTACATCTTGTGGTATGTGTACGTCAAGACCACAACATATAGTGTTTGGCGTGTCGTGGAGATGTCCGGAGTCGAACCGGAGTCCGCCGCCGTTCCCTTGCGGGTCTTACGACGTCGATTTACCCTTCATCCCCTAAAGGAAATACCCCTAGAGCGGTCTCGGAACTCTAGGGGTATT